GCTGATCGGCTGAGGCGAGCGGCGCGCCTTTTCAAACAAGGAGGGGCGGCGATCTGCTTTACCTCGGGCACTCGGATTGCCGTGCCCGGTGGCGCCGCCGCCATCGAGGATCTGCAGCTCGGCATGAAGGCGATCACTGCGTCTGGCGCCGAGCGTGAGATCATCTGGATCGGCAAGCGCAGGATCGATTGTGCGGGCGAGCGTGCGCATATGGCGCCGGTCAAAGTGCGAGCCAATGCCTTCGGTCTGGGCATTCCCGAGCGCGACGTCCTCCTGTCGCCTGGCCATCCGGTGCTGGTGAGAAAGGACGGCGTCGAGGCCCTCGTCCCGATCATGAACCTGATCAACGGCACGACGATTGAGCGCACGCAGGCGGAGGCGGTGACCTACTGGCACATCGAACTCGACCCGCACGACATCCTTCGAGCCGACGGGCTGCCCGCGGAGAGCTTCTTCGACATGGGCACGCGCGACTGGTTCGACAACGATCTCGACGACGTCCTCGCCAATCCGGACCTCATCCCCGCCGGTCAGCATGGCCGCTGCCGTGAGTTTCAGATCGACGGCCCGTTGGTCGAGGTCGAGCGCAAGCGTCTTGCCGATCTGTTCTACGCCGATCTTTCCGCGCAGTGCGCGTGGCCGAGCGCCGGGGAATACCGCGCAGGCTGATCAACCCGAACGAGGGGATGATCGCCGATCCAGCTTCTCCTCGATCCGCTGGAAGCCGGCGGTCATTTCCACCCGCATGCGCTCCAGCTGCTCGGAGGTGACGAACTTCTCCGCGGCCTCGACCCGGTAATTGTGGAACCGCTCCTCGTGGACCTCGAGACGAGCCGCGACGGCGCCGGCCTTCAGGTCGGCGCTTTCGACCCGCCGGCCCATCGCCGCCATTTCCTTGTCGAGTTCGGTCTGCAGGGCGGCGCGCTGCTTTTCGAGGTCGATCTCGAGTTCCGTGATCTGGCGGCTGTTCGAAAGCGATCGCGCCCTCAGATCGTACCAGGCCCCCAGGACCGCGGCCAACGTCCCGCCAAAGCCGAGGAGCAGCGGCAAAGAGACGGTCAAGCCGGCGATGTCGGCAGTGTTCGCCATGATGGTATCCTATGCTGCGGCATGCTCACGGCACCGCCTGAAGGCCTTGATCCAAGGCGATGAGGACGATCGCCGTGCCGGCGACGGCGAGAAGGAAGAATGCCGCCGTCCAGCGCATCAGCCTTCCCTCCGCGTCGCCAGCACCCGCGAGGGAACCGCCGGCGCCTCGCCCGCCTTGGCCGCCGCCTCCAGTTTCGGCGCGGCAAGCTTCAGGATCGTCGCGTCGGTGATCGGCGTGCCCTTGCCCAGCCGGCGCACGGCGTCCGGCACGGAGTCCCGGACGTAGTTGACGATCGTGTCCTCGGCCATGGAGGTGAGCGCCGCCGTGCCCTGCTTGCGCAGGACGCTGAGGGCCGCGTTCTGCAGCGCCGACTGCAGCGCCTCGCGGTCCTTCGCCTCGATCTCGATGCCGGTCTTGTCCCGGAGGAGCTTTAGCGCATAGGCCAACGCGATCGGCACCAGGATGGCGATGACGGCGCCGTAGATCGGCGCGATGATGTCCCAGAAGGTTTCCATGGCTCAGACCTCGTTGGTCGAGATGGCGCCGCCGGCATTCGTGGCGACGCCGCCGGTCTGTGTGGCGTCACCCTTCGGCCACCGGGCACCGAGGAAGCGATCCTTGGCGATGCGGGTGATCGAGATCTTGTTCGACTGGTTGCCGCCGAGGATGTGATAGGTCGTCGCGTCCTCGCCGACATAGAAGGCGACATGACCGGAGACGCCGCTGCGCGAGCCCCGCCAGAAGACCATGACAGCGCCGACGCGGGGCTTCGTCTCGACGCCGAACTTCAGCCAGTTGCGGGCGAGATAGGGGTTGGCCGGCAGCGGCTCGTCCGGCAGCGCCAGTTTGATCGCGGTGGCGACCAGATCGCCGCACCAGGGCAGCTTGCGCGGGTCGCCGAGCGTCGCGCCATCCGATCGAAGATACTTCGACAGCTCCGTATAGTTGTTGACCTCGTGCAGCCCCAGCCTGGAGCGCACGTCGATCATCCATGCCGGCTCCTTCGACCCGTCCTGCGTCGCGATCGGCGCCTTCGCGGCGGCTGGCTTGGCATCCTCGTCGAAGAGGAGATGCAGGGTCGAGATGACCGGATACGGGCGGGCCGTCAGCCCATGCGTCCGCTTGAACTCGGTCATCGCGTCTTCGGTCTTCGCGCCGGCGTCGCCGTCGATTCCGCCGTCATAGTAGCGAAGCTCCTGCAGACGGGTCTGCACAGACTTCACGATGGCCTCGGCCATTGCACTGCTCATGGCTTGTCCTCACGAAAACGCCCGGCGCGTCGCTGCGGCCGGGCACAAAAAAGCCGCCTGTGAGGGCGGCGGGCGGATGTTTGCGTTGGTGGCTTGGCTCAGCTGGCCGGCGCGTCCTCGATGGCCAGCGCCCCGCCGGCGAGCGCACTCATCTGGTTCTGCATGCCGATCAGCTGCTGCTGCAGGTTGGCGATGATGCCGGCCTGGTCGGCGACGGTGCCCTCGAGCTCCGCCACCTCGGCGCGCAGCCGGGCGATCTCGTCGAGATTGGCCGCGTTCATCGTGCCGAGGATCTCGGGGAGGTTCTCGACGTCCTCGATCGGCCGAGGATCCTGGATGACGTCGGGCCCGTACTGGACGTGCGGTTCCGGCGTGTCGAGATCGACGACCTTCTGGATCTCGGTGTATTGCCCCGCCCAAGAGCCGCCCGGCTGCGCGCGCATCAGGATCTCGTAGGGCACCTTGATCGGCTGAATGTTCATGGGGAAATCTCCTGTCAGGCTGCGACGCCAACGGCATCGAACCACGCGGTGCCGTTGGACTGGTTGAGTTTGCCGGTGGTGGCGTTGCGGATGATCGCGCCGTTGCCGGCGGCCGAGGCCGATGGTCGCGCGGCCGTCGTATAGACCCCGACCGTGACCGGCCCGGTGAAGACGGCCGAGCCGTCGCCCATGACGCGGAACACCTCGGATCCACCGGCAACACCGGCGAACAGCCGCTGGCCGGTCGTGGCCCCGGCCTTCGCCTCGACTGCCGCGTAGGCTGAGGCGCTGAGATTGAGCGCTTCGCCGCGAAGGATCGGCCCGTTGACACCGCTGGCGTTGTTGCCTCTCGCCTCGGCTATCGCGGTCGTCGGCAGAAAGCCGGTCAGACCGACGCGCAGAGTGCCGCCCGAGTCCTTGGCGACGAGGAAGCCGACGCCGCCGGTGCCGAAGCCGGCTCCCGACGTCTGAACGTTCAGCTGATTGCCGCCGCTGCCGTCATAGGAGGCATTGATGTTCCAGCGCCCGTTCGCATCCGGTGCGTCCGTGTCGTAGACGGAGATGCTCGGCGAAGAGTTCTGGACGAGGAGATTGCCGGTCATCGTGTCGCCGGTCTTGGCGACCTTACCGGCAAGGTCCGTAGCCCCCACCGCGCCGAGCGTCGTCCGCGCCGTCGCCGCATCCGCATCGTCGAGGAGCGTCCGGGCGAAGTTGGTGAAGGTGGTCACCCCGAAGGTGCCGGCGCCGGTGAAATAGGGCAGCCGATCGGCCGCCGCCGCGACCCCCGCCAGCGCCTGCACGATGCCGTTGCCGAGAAGTGCGATCAGCGTGTTCAGGGCCGCGGTCACGCGCGAGGACGAAGGCGTATAACGGATCTCGTAGTTGACCGCGGCCAGCGCCGCGCCCGGCCAGCCGGCGGCCAGCGTGATCGAGGTGTTCGAATTGACCGACGCGATCCGCATCGCGAGGCCGTTGGCGGCGAAGTAGTCGCCCGCCTGGACGCCGTTCGCCACAAAGGACGTGCCCGCTCCCGTCACGGCCGTCGATCCCGCGCCGACGGAGGCCGTCCCCGTGGCGTAGTAGGTTTCACCCGCCATTGTTCTCATCCTTCTGCGGTTGATTGAGCTTCAGCGCTTCGATGGTCTGGAGGGCCTCGGCGAGCCGCGCCTCGGTCGCCTTGAGGTCGCCCTGCAGGGACCGGCATTGCGCCGCGAGTTGCAGGCAGAGGCCCTCGGCCTCCGTCGCGCGGCGCTGGAACACCGCGCCGACCATGTCGATGTCGATGGAAGGCGCCGCGCTCATGAGAGCACCTCACCGCCGCCTGCGGCGGCCAGGATCTCATCGATCTCCGCCGGCGTCCTCGCCACGTCGATCGCACCCTGCAGCGACTGGCGGGCCGCCTCAATCGCCGCGAGCCTCTCGCGCGACTGCCGCTGCCGGGCGAGCACCAGCGTCGCCTGCTCCTGGAGCATGACGCCTCGATTGGCGGCCTCGGCCGCCAGCAGCGGAGCATCGAGATCACCCGCGAGGATCCGCCGCGCCTCGTCCGCCTTGGCATCGCGCACCGTCTGGATCCGGGGATCCGGCTGAAGCGAAGCGAAGATGCGGTCGAGCTGGTCCCGCCCACTCTGGCGATGCAGCCCCATGTCGGTCGTCAGACGGAGTTTCATGACGCGATCACCTCGGCGCTCCAGGGCAGATAAGGCCAGCGCGCGGCCGAGATGCGATAGGTCGCCGCGACGTCGGCGGTCAGCACGATCTCGCCATCCTTGACCGTCACGGTCTCGCGACCGTCCGGTCCCTCGATCGTCACATCGCACGGCACCGGCAGCCCGGTTAGCCGGGCCTCGTCCTGCCCGTCGGCCGCGATGGCGAGGCGATCGACGATCGCCTCCATCTGTGGGCGGTCGAGGAGCTCGGTCGTGACCTTCACGTATTGCCGATTCAGGATGGCGACCGGGTCGTGCGCGTCGCCGAGCGTACCTTCGACATGGTAGCGCGTCCCTTTCTCATCGAGTATCGCCAGATAGTCCGAGGGGATCGGTTCATGCAGCATCTGTTTGATGCGACCATGAGTGTCGTGCAGGAGGACGATCATCAGAGGCGGTTCCTGTAGATCAGATAGTGGTTGATTGAGGTGCTGGATCGAGTGAGGGTGAAGACCAGCTGGTTGTTCACGTCGTCAAATCTCGCCGGGAGGCCAGGACCTGGTGTGCCGTCCACCGTGTCGAAGCTCCAGCTCCAGTAGACCGGGGCCCCCGAGCCGAGCGGCAAATCGATAGCGACGGTGCCTTGATTGTCACCCACGTCCTGGCTTTGCGAGGCAACGAAGCTACCTCGCAAAGCACCCGAGAGGGCGTATCTCTCGGATGAAAACAGGAGCGAGTAAGGCGGGACAACATCGACATCCCCCCCGGGCCCGCTCACCTTCACCCCTGTCGCCCCTGCGACAAACCGCTTCGACATCGCTCACCTCGCGGGGATGTTGAGGATCAGAAAGTAATGCGTGGGCGTGTCTTGATAGGCAGGTTCGCTAGTTCCGGCGAACCGTTCAGTCATAAACGAATAGCAGTCGATGTTGCTGCACTGCGCTCCGCCGAATTGCTGAAACTCATCCCTGTAATAGGTACTGTCGCCTGTCCGATATCGTTTGAAGATCCTGACGAAGGGGACAAACGGAAGAGGATTGGGAAAGACAAACGTCGCCCAGCTGCGCAAAGTGGTGGTACTGCTTGCGGGGAATCCTGGCAATCCTCCCGTTTCAACAGTGCGGGATGTCCCCTCGGCAGGCATGGAGCCTTTGAACAGCACGCTTGCTGGAGTAACGTCGCTGTCGAACAGCAACGGCGCGTTAGGGTTTGTGACGTCGAAGCCGGGTCGCGAAATGCGAAGGCCGTAGCCGCCACCCGTCAGTGCACCCAATTCGATTCGCTTCATGAGGCGAGCACCATGAAGCGCACATCGTTTCCGGAATAATCAGCGAATCTCCAATAGATGTCGTTGAGGTATCTCTGCCTTTTAATGCGCAATGTCGCATCATCCAGATATTGGGCTTCCAGCAAAAACCCCACGCTGATGCCCTGCCTGCCGTCCGCCGTATCCGGGGCCGTGTAGGTCAAAAACAGGAAGGTGCCGTACCCCGCACGCAGATTGGGGCACGACAGGTCGAACGTGGTTTCATAGGTTCGGCCAATGTTATCTTGCGCGATAGAGGATGTATCGACGACAATACCTCTAGCCAGCACCAGCCCACCGAGCGGCGTGTCGCTGTCGAAGCTGACGCCTTCGAGGGGCGTGTTGGGGCCGGCCTCGTAGCCGGGCAGGCTGATGACCATGCGGTTCTGAGCGAGGAAGAGGCGCCTAGTCATAGACCGAAATCGTCCCTGCGACGCCGTCGATGACCAGCTTGCCATTGAACGACGCCAGTTGCTGAAACCGCGCCAGCGCCAGCGCGACCTGGCCGTTCTGGACGGCGAAGGGCACCGTCTCGCCGGTATTGTTGGTGACGGCGAACCGGTCGGCCGAGACGATCACATCCGCCGACCCGTCGCTCGCCGCCCGCAGGTAGATCCCGGCTTCTCGCCAGGCGCTCGCGTCGCCGGCCCGCACCTGCATCGCCATCGTCGCCTCCGATCCGGAGGGCTGCGACTTGACCGTGGTGCGGAACCGGGCGTCTGCCGAGATGTCGCCGACGCTCGTCGCGAGCGCTGTCAGCTGCGTCGCTTGGGCGCTGATGGCCCCGCCTTGCTCCGCTACTGTGGTCGAGAGCGTCGAGACGGCGGACGCATCGGCTTTTCCGTCGAGAGCGGTGTTCAAAGACGTGATGGCGTCGGCGTTCGCCGTGATGTCGCCGTCCTGATCGCTGACGGTCTGCGACAGCGACGAGAGGGCCGAGGCGTCAGCCTTGTTGTCGAGCGCGCCCTGCAGAGACGTGATCGCCGTGGCGTTCGATGCGATCGCCGTGCCCTGTTCCGAGACCGTCGTCGTCAGCGTCGAGACAGCGGACGCGTCAGCCTTGTCGTCGATCGCGTTGTCGAGCGCCGTGATCGCCGCGGCGTTCGATGCAATCGCCGTGCCCTGCTCGGTGACCGCCGTCTGCAGTGACGAGACCGCCGATGCGTCGGCCTTGTCGGGCAAGGCCGCAGCGACGGCGTCGACTGCGTCTGCGGTGGCCGATATTGCCTGCCCCTGCTGCACAACCGTGGTCGAAAGCGAGTTCAGCGCCGAGACGTCCGCTTTGCCGGCGACGGTCGTCGAGAGCGACGTGATCGCGCTCGTGTTTGAGGTGATCGAATTGCCCTGCTGGATGACCGTCACCCGCAGCGCATTCAGCGCATTCGCGTCGACCTTCGCTCCGAGCGTCACCTGCAGACCGTCGATCCGGCTGGCCTGCGTCTCTACCTTGCCGTCGACGAGCCGGGTGTAAGCGTCAAGCTGCTGATAGGCGGTCGCAACAGCCTGCCGGGTCGCCGTGTCGCCAGCGATCCCGAGCGCCTCCTGCTCGGCGAGGTCCATCTCCAGATCCTGAAGGCGGGCCGTGACACTTCGGATCGCCGACGCCTGACTCTGCAGATTTTCGCCGCCGAGCGTTTCGACGACTTGCGACAGCTGATCGACCGCCGAGGCGTCCGCCTTGTCGTCGATCGCCCCCTGCAGCGACGTGATCGCCGAGGTGTTGACGGAGATGGCGCTGCCCTGTTGAATGATCGTCGCGCTCAGCGCATCGACAAGGCTGGTGGAAGCTTTGCCGCTCACCTCGATCGACAGGGACGCGATCTGCTCGCCCTGCGCCGTCAGCCGCACGCCCTGCTCGATCAGACTGGCCCGCGCCGCGTTGACCATGGTGACGTCGGCCTTATCCGGCAGCGACGCCTGCAGCGCGGTGATCGCAGCCGCGTTTACCTCGATCCGCCCCTCGACCTGGCGCGTATAGGCGTCGAGCTGCTGCGACGCTGTCGCGATCGCCTGCCGGGTCGCCGTATCGCCCGCGATCCCCAGGGCACCCTGCTCGGCGAGGCCCATCTCGAGGTCGAGCAGTTGCGCCGAGACGCTGCGGATGGCGGATGCCTGGCTCTGCAGGCCCTCGCCGCCGAGGAGCGTGATCTCCTGCTGCAGGGCATCCACGGCGGACGTGCTCGCCTTACCGTCGAGCGCGCCCTGCAGCGATGTGATCGCCGTGGCGTTCGATGTGATCGCCGTGCCATGCTCAGTGACGGTCGTCTGCAGGGTCGAGACAGCGGACGCGTCAGCCTTGCCGGAAATCGCGCTGCCGAGCGCCGTGATGGCGTCGGCGTTCGCCGTGATGTCGCCGTCCTGATCGCTGACGGTCTGCGACAGCGACGAGAGCGCCGAGGCGTCGGCCTTGTTGTCGAGCGAGCCCTGCAGCGACGTGATCGCCGAGGAGTTCGACGCGATCGCCGTGCCCTGTTCCGAGACTGTCGTCTGCAGGGACGATACCGCCGAAGCGTCGGCTTTGCCCGGCAGTGCTGTTTCGAGGGCCGTCACCGACGTCACGAGCGTCTCGATATCCTCGCCCTGGCTCGTGACCACCACGGCCAGATCGTTCACGGCGGAGGCATCGGCCTTTCCTGCGACGGACGTCTCAAGGCTGGTGATCGCCGAGGTGTTGACAGCGATATCCTCGCCCTGCCCCGTTACCGTCGCCGACAGGCTGCTCAGCGCCGCGGTCGACGCTTTGCCGTCGATCGCGGTCGAGAGCGCGGTAATCGCCTCGGCGTTGGCCGTGATATCCTCGCCCTGGCTCGTGACCGTCTGGCCCAGCGTATCGACCGCGCTGGCGTTCGCCTTGTCGTCAAGGGAGCCCTGCAGCGAGGTAATTGCGAGGCCTTGGGTCGACAGGGCGGCGCCCTGTTGCGTGACGGTCGTCGACAGCGAGTTCAGCGCCGAAACGTCCGCCTTGCCGGCCACCGTTGAGGCCAGAGCCGTGACGGAGGCCGTGCTCGTGGTGATCGCATTACCCTGCTGGAGGACGCGGACCGTGAGGCTGTTCAGCGCCGACGCATCGACCTTGCCGGCCAGCGTGACCTGCAGGCCGTCGATGCGGCTGGCCTCGGTCTCGACCCGGCCTTCCACCCGTCGCGTATAGGCGTCGAGTTGCTGGTAGGCCGTGGCGACCGCCTCCCGGGTCGCCGTATCGCCGGCGAGGCCGAGCGCCTCCTGCTCGGCGAGATCCAGCTCCAGATCCTGCAGCCGGGCGGACAGGCTGCGGATCGAGGTCGCCTGGCTCTGCAGCCCGTCGCCGCCGAGGAGCGCGATCTCCTGCGACAGCTGGTCGATCGCCGAGGTGTCGGCCTTCCCGGCAAGCTGGCCGGACAGCGCCGTCAGCGCCTCGGTGTTCGAAACGATGGCGGTGCCCTGCGTCCCGATCGTCTCCTCAGCGGTCGAGACCCGCGTCGTGATCGACTGGAGCGCACTCGCAGTGGCGGTGATCGCGCCACTCGCATCCGAGATCGAGGACTCGAGCCCGAGGATGCTTTCCGACAGGGCGGAATCGGCAGTCGTCCTGGCGGTCCGCTCCTCGTAGAGGAGGCCGGAGGAGAGGCTCTCCAGCTCGACGCCCGTCGGATCGGCAAAGCCCGTCATCTGGCTCGATAGCTGCTCGCGCGCCGTCGCCTCGCTGGCCAGGCCGTTGACCACCGTCTGCCGGAGCGCCTCCTGCGACGCGATGGATGCGCCGGGCGACGGGCGGCCGATGGCGACCCAGTCGATCTCGAAATAGTCCGTCGCCGTCTGCGCGGCCGATAGGTCGAGCCGCAGCCGCTCGATCGTGCCGGTGGCACCGGTCTCGAAGGAGATGACCGCCGTGCCGTTGTCGCTGAAGGTCGGCTCGGTGATCGTGGCACTCCGGCCTGCCGACCAGGCCTGTCCGACGACGTCGTTCCAATAGAGCCGCCCCTCCCACACCGGCGCGCCGGTGCGACGGATGCGGGCCCGCACCTGACCATAGCGATCGGCGTCGATGTCGAGGTCGTCGGCAGAGACGACATAGGGATCGCTCGCCTGATTGGCCGGGCGCAGCCACCCGCCGGTCGCCCAGGTCGGCGTGCCGTTGCCAATCCAGCCCTCGGCATCGTCGTCGAAGGGCCAGAACCGCAGGAAGTCGAACTGCTCGTCGACGCCGGCCTCCAGCGAAACGAGGCTCTCGGTGATCGCCTCATATTGCGAGGCGAAGGTCGACCGCAGGCTGCCGATCATCCCGCCGGCGAGCGCAGCATCGGAACCCGTGTAGCCGCCGCGGATCTGGGTCGACAGGATCTCGCGGGCCGACGCCTGCGCCGCGTCTCCCGTGACGATCGCCTGGTCGAGCCGGGTGATCTCGGCGGTGCGCAACGATTCCTCGTCCTCGATCCCGACTTCGAGGCTGTCGAGCCGCTGGGCCAGCGCGGACGTTGGCCCGGTGGCAACGGTGATCGCCCGGGTGTAGGCGGCCGTGATCTCGTCGCGGGTCACATCGATGCGGGTGCGAACCTCGCGCAGCTGGTCGAGGCCGAGTGACGCCGATTCCGCCAGCACCGTGTCGATGTCGAGGAGCCGGTCGGACAAAGCGCGCAGGCTCACCGCCTGGATGCGGATCTCGGCGAGCCGCTGCTCGGCCTCGGCATTCAACGCCCCCGCCTGGTCGGCGATTGCATCGATCCGGGCCTGCGCCTCGGCGGCGATCCCGTCGGCGCGCGCCACGCTCTCGGCGGCGATGTCCTGCGCAAGCGCGGCGTCCGTCGCGGCCAGCGCGGTGGCCGCGCTGGCGCGGGTGCTTGCCTCCGCTGCCAGCGCATCCGCTAGATCCGCGTCTTCCGCCGCCAGAGCCGCAATAGCGTCGGCCCGCGCCTGCGCCTCTGCGGCGATCGCATCAGCATTGGCGCCGGCGCTCGCGATCCGCGCCTGCACTTCGGCCGCGATCTCTTGCGCCAGCGCCGCAGCCTCGGCCGCGCGCGTCTGCGTCTCGGCCGCAAGGGCGTCCGCCTGCCCCTCGAGTTCGCTCGCCATCTCGCCCGCCTCGACGACGGCGGCATCGAGATCCTCGCGCAGCCCGTCGAGGATGGCGCGCGCCTCCTGCGCCAGCTGGTCGAGCCCCAGCTGCAGGTCCTCGACGCCCGTCGTGACTGGCAGCCATTCGGACCAAACGAAGCGACGCCCCGAGACCGAGCGGTAGATCCCCCTCGCCTCATAGGCGGTCTCCGGCAGGAAGGTGCCGTTGAGGACGCGGGAATACTGCGTCTCGAGCGGCGCGTCATAGGCCATCGTCGCGTCGAAGACCACGTCGCCCGTCGCGGCATTGCGCACCTGGACGCGGATGTCCGTGACGTCGATCTGCCCGCCGGCATAGAAGATCGCGATGGACGGCCGCCGGCGGCCCGTCGCCGGATCGGCGATCGCCGCCGCCGCCACCTGCCACCCGGAAAACGCCTGCGGCCCCGGCCGGATCGTGCCGAGAAAGCCGACAGAATAGGGCCGCTCGTCGCTCGCCGGCGACCACGAATAGTCCGACGGGTCGATCTCCTTCAGCGTCACCGTCTGCAAGAGATTGCTGCCGCCCGACATGCCGGTGACCAGAAACCGCTTCTCCTCATAGCCGTTGCGGTCCGACGACCAGGCGAAGACATCCAGCGGCTCGAAGGCCCATGCTTCCGGCGGCAGGGTGATCTGGTGCTGGCGAAAGCGCCGCGCATCCTCCACCGCGGCGCGGATCAGCCGCTGCACCTGCGTGTTGAACGGCACATAGGGGAACTTCAGGTCGGCGAGCAGCCGCCGCCCGTCATCCGCCGTCTCGAGGTCCGGCCGGATGTAGGGCGGCGCATCCTTGTTCACCCATTTCTCTTCCGGTTCGGGATAGGAGGCCCGCGCCCCATTGGTGGTATTCTGCAGACCCGGGAACGGGTCGAGCTGCTGCGGCTGGGTGACGACGATGGACGCATCGGTGAAGGAATAGACCGGCGCCGCGGGAGCGCCGACGGAGACCTTGTAGACCCCGCCGACCTCCGCGATATAGCCGTTGCAGCCTTTTAGAAGTTCCTCCACGACATCCGCCGGCTCCTGGTCGGTACTGACCTCGAGGCCGGATCGGAACTGCGGCTCGCTGCCGCCGCCCTGCAGCGCGATCGCCGCGTCGCAGGCATTCATGGCGGCGAACCAGTTGGCCAGCGGCAGCTGATGGGCGCCGATCGACTGCCCGCCCCAGATCCATTCGCCCTGATAGCGGATGCCGCGCAGGACGTTGTAGACTTGGACGATATTGTTGCTCGACGGCGCCCATGTCGACGGGTCGGACCAGCGCTGCGAGCCATTGCCGCCGACGGAGGAATCCTGCCGCGGGTCATAGAGCGGAATGCCGTCGGTCTCGACGAGCACCTGCGGGATGCCGGAGAAGATCTCCGGATCGTAGGCGGCCGTCAGGATGATGTAGGGCGTGCCGCGCCCGACCATGTCGGCGGTGAAGGGATAGTCCGGATCGGCACCGAACTCGTCGACGAGATAGGCATCGGCCTCCGTCTGCGTCCCATCGTAATAGCGGAACCACAGGGCCCGCCCGGTCTCGTCCGAGGCGAATTCCTCGATCAGGAAGCCGCGATAGTGGTTGTAGGACTCCGGCCCGGTGAAGCCGCTGATGTCGACCTTCTCGTCATAGATCCACAGGCCGGTGATCCCCTGCCCAGGAAGATCCCCCAGCGAGATCACCTGGTAGACATAGCCGTTCTCGGCGTCGTTGTTGCTGCCGTTGGTGTTGACGTAGACCAGCTGCCCGGCCGTCGCGTAGCGCCCCATGACGAAGGAGATCGGATTGTCGCCGCCGACGTCGATCTCGGTCTTGGTGCCGGCGACCGCCGCCTTTTCCTGCTTCTTCAGCAGCGACAGCCCGATCTTGATCGCCGTGCCGATCGCGAACAGCGCCACCTGCGCCAGCACGCTGCCGCTGGCGAGGAAGCTCGCAATCGCCGCGATGGCACTGAACGGGTCGGCGCGCGCGGCGTCTGTCCCCGCCAGCGTCAGCCAGGCGGCGATGAAAAGGAGGGTGATGATCTGCATGACTATCCGACGCGGAAGGCTCTGGTGGCAGCGGTAAAGTCGGTCGTCCCGAGCCCGTCCTCGCGCATGACAAGCAGCCGCTCGCCATTGACGATCCCGAGCGCAAAGCCGAACGGGCTGCCATCGGGGATCGCGGCGAGATCGCCGAGCCTCGCCCGGCTGACGTGGATTTCCGGCAGGTGCGATGCGACGAGGTCGGCGAGATTGGCATGGCCGGCCTCCCGCATGACGCGGAGCGCCCCCTTGGCCGTGTCATAGCGCCCGCGATAGAGAGCCGCGGGATCCTCGCCGGTCAGGGCCGTGACGGCGCCGAAGGCAAAGCCGACGAGGCAGTCCTGCGTGCCGTACCGATGGGATGAGCGCTTCACCTGGTCGATGAAGGCGTGAAGGCGCGCCGGCCAGTCGCAAAGACGTTGCATCAGTCCTTCTTCCGCGATTTCTCGACGCCCCAGAAGACCGGCACATTCGCCGTGCCGGTGTAGCGGTAGAACCGATCCCCGCTCCGCGCCTTCAGCCATTCGTCGCTCTTCTTCGCCGGGTTGGTCCGCGTCAGCTCGCGCGTGTCCGACACGCACTCGAGGTCGATGCCGCCCTCCTCCGACACCGACGGCGTTCCGAGCGGGGCCCGGTCGACCTTGCCGAGGAAGTGGCATTTGGCGCTGACGAGCAGGCGACTGGCAGGATCGAAGACTGCCCGGTGGACCTGCACCTCGGCAAAGCGGATGTCGGCACCCCGCACCATCGCCTGCACCGCCGGATGGATCTGCGACAGCGAGATCCGGATCGTGCGGATCGAGAGATCCGACGTCAGCGGGATGTCGGGCACGCTGATCAGCGCACCGTCGCCGATATAGTCGCGCCCGACCGTGCCGCCGGTCTTCGGATCCTCGACGAGGATGCTCACCGTGTCGAGGTCGTTCCAGAAGGCGAATTGCGGCCGCACCGCCGGATCGGCGAGCGAGCGCCCGCGAAACCAGACGAGGTCGCGGGCGACGAGCCCACTGTCCGGCGCCTTTGCCAGCGCCGTTGCCGTCGCCGTATCGATTGCACGCATGTCAGAGCTTCTGGACGACGGAGAAGGAGAGCTTCGACCGCACCCGGTTGACGGTGCCATGGCCGAGCGAGGCGGGCTTGCGGATGCACTTCATCGCCGGCTTGATCAGCGTGACGGAAATCCCCGGCGCCGCCCCGGTGCGGACCATCGGCCGCACCTCGAAGGGCGGCGTCGCGCCGGTACCGGAAGCCGTCGCCGTCTCGACGACGCGGTGAAACGCCCGCCGCGGCGGAGAGCCATAGTCGAAAGCGAGATAGTCGCCGGCGGTGAGGACGTAGCCGGCGGGCAGGCCCGACAGCGACAGCGCGCGCCCGCCGGCGGTGAGCGAGCCGATCACCGGCGCGGCCGCGCCGAGCCGCGATCCATCCGGATCGCCCTGCGGATATTTGCGGAACGGATCGCACAGGTAGAAGGCCCGCGTCGCGCCGTCCAAGGCCTCGAGCCGCGCCTGGATCTGGCTGCTCCGCCCGTGCTTCAGGTCGCCGAGCGTCACGTCGGCCTCCCACAGCGCCGGGCCGAGTTCGGCGGCGAGGATCTGCCCTGATCCCAGCCCCGACAGCTCCTGGTTCTCGGCCAGCCGCCATCGCACCTCGGCGACCGGGAGGAGGTCGGCGAGATCGGCCAGCGCCAGTGGAAAGGTCAGCATCAGCCGATCGCCCTCGGGTCGTCGTTGATTTCCTTGACGCGCCCCGGCAGGGCCACCCGCGAGAACGCCGTCACCGCCTGCGACGAGGCCGTGGCCGCCTCGCCCCGCGCGACGGACTTCACATAGGCCTGCAGCGCGCCCTCATCGTCCACCGATACCCCGACAGTCACATGCGCCCCGCCCGCCTGCCGGGCGCCCGGCGCCCGCAACTCCGGCGCCGAGAACATCGGGTTGAAGGCCGATAGCGCATGGTTGGGGATGATCGTCCCGGATTGTCCGGATTGGAAGATTTCCGGGCCGTTCTCGCCGACCACATAGGTCTTGCCGGCGGCGACAGGGCCACCCGCCGCCCGGAAGCCGCCCCATGCATCGCCGCCGCCACCGCCGCCGCCACTGAAGATGCTCAGGATGTCGCCGAACAGGCCGCCCCCGCCGGATCCCGACTGGCCGAAGATGCTGTCGAGCAGGCTGTCGAGGCCGCTCTCGATGATCCGGTCCGCGACCCTCTGCAGCGCGTCGCCCAACGCCTCGGCCGCGCTCTTGCCCTCCATCAGGTCGGAGACAAAACCGCCGATGACGTCCCGCGACGCGTCCCGGATCTCGTCCATCCGGTCGATCGCCGCCTGCTGCGCCTCCGCCGTCGCCTCCTGGGCGAGCCGCGCCTGCTCCTGCACGCCGGCCTGAACGCCATAGGCGGCCGACAGGCGCTCCACGGCGGCCCTGAGGTTCTCGATGACGACGACGCCCTCGGCATTCACGCCGTTGCCATTCTCGTCGATCGTGATCCCCTCGCGCTTCAAGGCATTGAGGATCTCCGCCTGTTTCGTCGCCCGCTCGCGCTCGCTCGTCGAGGCGTTCATCAGCGAGGTTTCGAGGACGAGCTGCTTGGTCTCCTCGTCGACCGAGCCGAGCAGGCTGTCGATCGTCGACTTCAACTCCCTCCGCCGCTCTGTGGCATCGGCCAGGGCCTTTTCCTGCGGCGTCAGATCACCCGCGGCGATGCGCGTATCACCGGCCCTCTTGTTTGCATAGGCGACCGCATCGTCCACCGTCCGCCCGCCGCCGAGAATGTTGGGATTGGCGTCGATCGACGCCTGGCTGATGAGGCCGGCCAGCGGTGTTCCCGGCGCCGCCGACAGCACCTTGGCCGCATCCGACGCGCCGAGGAAATGCGACAGATGCAGCGCCGCCTCGGTGACCGCGACGCCGGCCTTCTGCAGGACCGCCGCATTCTCATCGGCATAGGCCCGGATCAGGGTTTTCGAGATATCGGCATCGGCGCGCAAGGCAAGCATCGCCTCCCGGCTGAGGCCTGCGGCACGATCTGGAAAATACCGCTTGAACAGGTCGAGCCATGTCCGTTCGATGAAGCCGCCGAGACCTGCGGCGCTGGAGCTCGAATTCCTGGCGTTCGGATCCCCGCCTGACTCCGCGCCGATCGTGCGATCGACATAACGATCGGTCGCTGCTTTGGTGTTGCTACCGATCAGCGCCTGGCGCCGCTCGCGGGTAATTTCCTCCGTCGCACGAATGCGTGCGGCCGCTTCCGAGATAGCCTCTCCCATCTCCTTGCCGGCCTTCACGATCTCTTCCGTCCGCTTATCGACGTCCTTCGCGAAATCGTCCTTCGCCAGCTCCGCGTCTCGTTTCGTGAAGAAATCTGCCCTGTTCTGCCGGGAGAGCTGGTTCTGCTCGAACGGCGTCGCAACCTCGACGGCTGGCGGAACCGATCGGCTGATGCGCTGCATCAGGTTGGCGGCGTCGAGCAGCTTGGCATTCATCGCCTCAAGCCGCTTGATCATCGCATCCACCGGCGACGTGATGTCCGTGGCGGCAATCGCGTCGAGGCGCTTCTTGGCATCCTCCGCCTCGATCGACCCGTCCTGCAGGCCCAGCGCGATCTTGCTGATCTCCTCGACGGCCGCGGTGTCGGCCGCACTGTCGAACAGGCTTCCGATCCTCATCCGATACTTCCCGAGGTCCTCGATCAGGCCAGCCAGACCCGCGCGAGCGTCACCGAGGAACAGGTCGTTGCCGAGGCTGGACAGGAACGAACCGCCACCGCGAATTTCCTCGATCTGCGCATTGATCTCCCGCAGCGCCCGCGCCCGCTGCCCGGCGGTCAGCTTGTCCAGCGCGTCGTTGAGATCGGCAACGCCGCCCTCGGCGCCGCCCGCCGCGCGGCGCGTCTTGTCGAGCAACCCGTTGATGTCGAGGAGGCTGTCGGACGCATCCTCTACCCCGCCGGAGAAGTCGATGAAGGTCAGGGCCAGGGCTGCGATGATGCCGCCGATCGGACCGAGCAGAAGACCCGCGATCTGGAACTTGAAGACCCGCGCCGCCGCCGAGGCAAGGCCGATGCCCCGCGCGGCAGCCGCAGCGCCCCGCGCGGTGTTGCCGAAGGCCGCACCCATCAGGTTCGCCGCAGTGCCGGACCCCGTCGCCGCCGACGTAAAGAACTGCGAGGCAGCCCCCGCCCCTGTCAGCCCGAGCTGCAACAGGCGGATCGTTGCGATGGCAATCGGAATGCTGGTGATCAGTCCGCCCACCGCCCGGCCCACCAGCGCTCCGGAGATGACCGCCGCCACCTTCAGCACGACGTCGGCGATCTCGTCGAAATTGTTGGCTAAGGCGTTGAGCCCCGCGATCAGCCGCGCCGAGGCCGACAGGCTGTCATCGGTCTGGCCGATATAGCGCGTCAGGGCATTCTCGATCTTGGTGAAGGCGCCCTCGAACGTGTCGGCCGAGGCATCGACGCGCCTCTTCAGCTCGTCCGATCCCGCGATGACGCCGGCGAAGAACTCCTTCGACGCCAGCCCACCGCTCTTCGCCGCCTTGATCAGCGCGCCGACATCGCCGTTGAAGCGCTTGATGCCCTTGGCAGCCGCCTCGAGCAGCGCCGGCGCCCCGTCGATCAGAGAGTTGAACTCCTCCGCCTGGACGTTCGTCCCGCGCAGCAACTGGCCGAGCTGCGTCAGGGCGCCGCTCGCCTCGCCCGCGCTCTTGCCGTCGACCTTGAGCGCCGCCGCCACCGCCTCTGTGAACCGGAACAGATCCTCCTGATCGTCCGTCAGCTGCTTCGCCGCCCGGCTCGTCGCGCCATAGAGCTGCGTCTGGGCTCCGAGCGCGATCGAATAGGTCTGGGCTTGCGTGTAGAGCCGTTCCAGCGTCGCCGCCTGGCGCTCTGCCGGGACGTTGGCAGAGACCAGCGCATTGCCGGCCTTTTTCCAGGCATCCGCATACTGGATCGCCTCGCGACCGCCGAGCAGCCCCGCCGCCGAAGCGACGAGCCCCTTGATCGAGATCGCCGACCGCTTCGACGCTCGCTCGATCTCGGAGTCCATCTTCCGGAAGCGGTTCTCGATCGCCTGCGTCGAACGATTGAAGACGGCCGCCGCGCCCTGCATCTCGTCCTCGAACGGGCCGACCTTGGCGACAAGCTCATAGACGAGTTGCTCGGCGGTGATTGCCATGGGAAATGCGTTCCATCTACGATTATGCAGAGCGGACCAAAAAGGATTGAAGCTTGCGATTTTCAGGTGTTTTCTTCGCCGCGGGGCTGATGATTGGCCCATCTGCCTCAGCCCAGGGCCTCGGCCTCATCACGGAAGACATCGTTGCCTACTGCGAAAGCCAGTGGCCCGGCGACTATGTCATGTTCAACGATTGCTTCGATCGTCAGGTAGAAGCGAAGCAGGCTTTCATCGCCGGCTTGGAACACGTAAAAACCGGCAGTCAAGTCGACGGCATCATGTCGAAATGCAGCAAACAATGGACCGGTGCCAATGGCACCGATTTTGTCATGGTCGTCGATTGCGCGACGCGACAGATGGACGCTCTGACACTATATCGTCAGAGAAAGGCACCCCCCCTCGCCGGCGTTGAACTTTGTGACACGCCAAATACTCAATGTGAGGACCGCATCCTGAATAAGTAACGATCAGCCTAGATATGTATTGCGGAGCCCCGTTTCCTTCAGTGCATCAGCCGCCTGGAAACGCATCGAGCATCGCGCCGATCGCGTCGAATTCGTCTTCCGACATTTCCTTGGCCCGCTCGGCCTCACTCATGTGCGCCTTACGGAATCCGTCGTGGCAGGCCTGGAACTGCCAGAGCGACATGCCGTCGATCTCAGCAGGTCCGAGCCCCATCACGATCCCGGCGCCGTAGAAGCCGGCGAAGCGGAGCTTTCCCCTGGGGAGTGGGGGAGGTCCGTCTCCTTCGCCGGCGCCGATTTTCCCAGCTTCTCGTCCTCGACGCCGACGAGCACGGCGAGGATCACTGCCCGCGCCGCCTCGACGTTCTCCAGAAGCGGCACGGTGTCGACGTGACGCTTGATCAGATCGAGCGCCGTTTGCTGTTCCAGGCCGGCCCCGATCAGCCCCAGCCGCAGCGTCTCGCGAATATCGTCGAGGCGCCAGGTCCCGTCACCGAGCCGGGTGAAGATGTGCTGAGGACCGGCGTCGCACTTTTCCTGCAGCAGCCGAAGCTCGCCAATGCGGAGCTGGAACGTGTGCTCGCCGTCCCAGCAGGAGATCTCCGCGCGCGCCGTCCGGCTCACGGAATCACAGTCTCGGCGAAGGCGCCGTCACTCTCGAGCTGAACGTTGACCGCCGCCCGCGACCCCTTTTCGGCAGTCACTTCGAACGACGCGAGATGGTACTTCTGCGTCACCGTCACCTCGGTGGCGCTCTCGGGGAAGATGATCTTGACGGTCTTCGAGTTGTTCGACGCATAGAATTCGCGCCACATGGGTAGGCTCTCCTGCGCCATCACGCCCGAGCCTGAGATCGAGGCCGTCAGCGCGGTGATGTCCCGCTCCACATGCGACGGCGCGTCCGGATCGTCGCAATCCGGCACCTCGGTCTCGTTCATGTTCTTGGTGCGGGTCCAGCTTTTCGACGTGAACCCGCAGGGCGCCGAGAAGACCTCAGGCTCGGCGCCGTCGCCGATCATGACGACGAAGCTGCCGAAGCGGGTCGTGGATGCGAGTGCCATGGTGGCCTCCATGAAAAAGGCCGCTCAGGGCGGCCACGTTGCAGTTTGGGGCCCGCTGGCATGCGGGACGGTTGTTCAGCCGTGGATGGCTACGTCATCCATCGTCGGCACCCCTGCCATCAGCATTGGCAACCGCCCCGCTTTTGGCGCCCGGCTTCGCGAGGGCCCCTGCCGAACCCGCGGCCTTGGCGTGGGCTGCCGGAACCTTGCCTGACCATCCGCGGCGGTAGGCGACGATCGCCTGCTTGCCAGGCACGCGGTAGTCGTAGTCGCGCGTAAATGTCACGTCCGTCATCTCTGCTTCCTTCAGTAGAGGCCTTTCAGACCGCATCCATCAGCGCCCGAATCGTCAGGACGCCGTGAGCCGTCAACGCGTCGCTGTCGGTCAGAATGCGGATGCGCGTGACGCGGAGGTCGACGAGCCGGGCGCCGTCGAGCGGAACGTCTGCACCGTGAATTGCCCTACCCACCGCAGCCGAGACCTGTTCCGCCTCCCCCTGGCCGGCAATTCCGGCAGACCAGACGTCGATCTGTAGCGTCACCTCGGCACCCGCAACGCAGTCGGCGTCGAGCGGAACGATCTCCGACGGCCCGTAGCTCGCATAGGGCTTTTTCTGGCCGATGGCGGGTCCGTCCAGCAGCGGCCGCCCTTCGAGTGCCTCCGTGACAGCCGCGCGAAGACCCTCCTTGAGAAGGCCTGCCCAGTCGTGGACGGTCACCGTTTGGCCTCTGCGACGGATCGGGCGAGCAACGCCTTGACGCGACCATTGATGCGGCGCTGCCCCGCGCGCACTGCCGGCCCAAGAAAGGGCTGCGCGGCAACGTCCGTGTCTCCGGCAGTGAAGCCATACTCAATCAGATGCGCGTAGGGCATGTCGGTGGAGACCGTCCTGACGATGTCGTCGGCATTGACATGTCCCCGGATGCCGCGCGCCTCGGATCGTTCGCTCTTGCGAATTGACCGCTTCAACGCACCGGTCCGCACCGGTACAATCTGTTTCGCCTCGCGGACGATCTCGTCGGTCTCCTCGTCGATGATGGCATCGAGATTGGCCCTGACGCGGCGCGCAATCTTGTCGGGAGACGCCCCGCGGCGGCGGATGATCGGCATGACTGTCTCCCTCAGGCCTCGTCGACCCAGAAGCAGGGTCGCGCTTCGCCGGCACCGTCGACGGTCGCGACCACGAGGATCGCGCCGTTCGACCGGACGAACCTGTCGCCACGATCCGGCTGCCACGGCCAATTGATCGCCGCTGCAGTCACGGCGATGCGGGTGAGGTTCAGTCGGTTCGCCCCGCCCTGTCCCTGAAAATGCGGAACACGGTCGATCGAGACTTTCGCCGGAAAATTCGGACGTTCCGGATCGATCTGCCCCGCGACGACCGTCACCTCCGTCTCGTCGAAGATATCGGCCAAACGATCGGCCATGGCCGCAACGGTGTGTTGAAACATCGCCTCACCTCCCGATTGAGAAGGCGCGGCGTCGCCGGGGACAGGCTTCACCACGCTGCCGGGCGCAGGCGTCGGAGAGCGTGCCGATCTCCCGGTCGAGCGCCGCCACCGACATGCCGGCGAAGAACCGCATGCGCTGGGACGTGACGGGGGAAGAGACGGAGACCTCCTCCACCGCCTCGCCCGCCATGAGTTTCAGCCGATAGGCCCGCAGAGCATCCTCGACCTGGCACGGATCGGCCGGGTCGACCGTGAGCCCTGCGATGTTGATGGTCGCCATCAGCCGTTGAGGTCGAACAAGGTCTTGCGGGCGGCTTCCAGACGCTTCTGCGCGTCCGCCTTGTCCGCCTCGCTCCTTGCCTGCTCGACAGACGCCTCCGCCGCCTTCAGTTCGCCGACGGCTGCGGCGTAGATGGCCGAGCGGTCCTCGTCGGTGCGCACCCTCGCTGGCAGAAGGGCGAAGCCGCCGGCATCCCCGATCGCCTTCATCTCCTTCTTCGGCAGCCTGTCCGGGATCGGTTCTCCCGGACGGACGACGCCCTCCGAGGTGTAAAGCGTCTTTGACGCGATCTCGCTCATCACACCACCTGCGCCTTGAGGGTTGCGTTCGGGCGTCCGGGCACCATCAGAGGCGCGGACTGCGACATCAGCTGCTCGCCGGAAGGATCGTCCTCCTCCCAGCTCTTCGGGAAGATGTCGAGCGGCTGCATCATCGCCCCCTTGTCCTGGATCGCGCCGAAGCACCGGATGCCATGGACACCGCCCGTCCCGTCTTCCTGCGAGGGAGCAGCGGTCATGACGATATCCGTCGCGGCGAGCGCCCGGCTCAACGTGCCGTCCTGCTCCTTGAAGCGACCCGCATAGACCCAGAGGGTGAACTCGCCCCACTGGCCGACGAGACGTGCGCCCTCGACCGCCGCCTGCGGCTGGAGGTTGGGCGTGTTCTGAACGCCCCGGCGCAGGTCCGCCTCCTTCAGCAGCTGCGTGTTCTGGCGCAGGTACTTCCAGACTTCCGGCGCCATGATGACATCGGTTCCGGCATAGCCGGTCTTGCCGAGAATGACGTCCGACCAGTCCTCCAGCATGCCGCCGATGTCGGCCGCCGCGTTGGACCACAAGTTGCCGGCTCCGGTGACGACGATCTCGTTATCGCCGGATCGGCCGAAGTCGACCTCGCGCTCCGGATAGTCCTCGCCCTTCACGGTGACTTTTCCGTCGACGACGGCCTTCGCCGCCATCCATTCCCACCGCTCCTCGATCTGGCGCTTCTGCAGCGCCAGGGTGTCGAGCCGTGCGGCGTCGTAGCGGGATGCCTGGTCGAGGCTGCCGAGCAAAGCCTCGCCCGGATTTCGGCGGATGAAGTCGCCGGGCTTGATGAAGTGCTTCGGCTTGACGTAGGCCGGCACGAAGCTCTTCGCCTGGAAGCCGCGCCGCTTCTGCGGCTTCGCCTGCACGACCGGAGAGACGAAGGGCGCCATGACGGGCAGGTCCTCGAGGACCTCGTCGAAGACGATCTCCTCGCGGGTCGAAAGATAGGGCGTCGCCCGGAAGAACCGGTCGAGGAAGAAGCGTCTCGGCGTGCGGATGGTCCGGATGACTTCGACGAGTTCCGCGGTGGAGTAGTAGGGGCTGTCCATGTCGAAATATCCTCAAGCGGACGCGGGAGCCGCGCCCCACTTGCGGAGCAGGATGCTCCGGCTGCGGAGTGCGGTCTTGACGGGAGCGAGGGTGACGCCATTCAGTTTCACGGCGTCCTCGTTGAAGTCGCCCTCGACATAGACGGCGAGATCCTGCTCGGCAGCGAGCGTGACGTCGTACGGCATGACGGCGAAGGCATTCGCGGCGGTCGCGAGCTTGCCGAGCTTGTTCGTCGCCGCGGTCATCTCGAGCACTTCGCCGCGCTCATAGGATCCGGCGACGATGGTCAGCGGCTGCGTCCGGACCGAGCCGGAGTGAAGGTCGTCGGGACCCGGCACTTCGATGCCGAGCGTGCTTCCCGCGAGTCGTGACATGACGGTGGTTCCTCAGTTGGCGGAAGCGCCGTAGCGCTGTTCCGCGAGGGTCAGGAGCTTGCTCTTCTGCGGCTCGCTCGCGCCATTCGCGGCGTTCATGGCCGCAGCCGCCAGGCTGTCGGGCTTCTCGCTGCGCCGGTCGAGCGACGCCTCCGGCATGGCCCGCGCGGCGGTGGCCTCGGCGACATGCTTCGTCGCGAACGCCGTTGCCTTCTCCGCCGACATGCCCTCGGCGAGGCATTCGAGCGCCGCCGTCATCCGGGACGGCTGGCCTGCGATGCCCTCGGCCGAAAGCACCGATGCCACCGTGGCAAGCGCTTCCGATCGACCCTCGGCCTTCGCATCTGCCTTGGCGCGCTCGAGCTCGGCCTGGCTGATACCCGGAGTTTCGGCGACGGGCGCGCCGCTGTTCTCGCTCATGGACGGACTCCTTCTCGGCGAGTTCTGCGACCGCCCGCCGGGCGTCCGCTTGGATAGTTCGGACAGGACGTCCTCGAAGAGGCCGACGCGATCGGCGAGTCCCGCAGCGACCGCCTTTGCCCCGATGAATGTCCGGGCTTCCGTCGCGCGGGCTTCCGAAGCTGTCAGGCGCTGCCCGCGCCCCTTGCCGACGGTGCTGGTGAAGCTGTCGTAGAAGGCGTTCACCTCCGCCTGGAGATCCTGTCGCACGCTGTCGGACAGCGGCTCGAACGGGTTGCCGTCGACCTTGTGGGCGCCAGCAAAGATCAGCGTCGGCGTGATTCCTTCCTCGTCGAGATTTCGGCTGAAGTCGGCGTGAAGGAGAACGACACCGATCGACCCGGAGACGCCCGTCTCCGTCGTCACGATCTCACTCGCCCCGCTCGCGATGGCATAGCCAGCCGAGCACGCCATTCCGTTCACCAGGGCGACGGTCCGTTTGGCCTTTGCAAGCGTCCGGACATGCGCGGCCGTCTCCATCGCGCCGATCGCCTCGCCACCCGGCGTGGAGAGGTCGACGATGACGGAATGGACGTCGGGATCGGCGAGCGCCGTCTTCAGCTGATGCTGGACGCCTTCATAGGAGGTCAGTCCCGACGATGCCCCGATCCACGCGCCGCGATTGACCAGGGATCCCGTGATCGAGATGATCGCGACGCCGCCGGCGACGCGATATGGCTTCACCGCGACGGCGCGTCCGTCGGCATCTCGTGCAAAAGGCTCGCCTTCGAACCGGCTGGCGTCGGGACCGTCGACGCCGATCCGGCCTGCCAGCACAGACAAGATGACCTGCGCCTTGTCGGGCGTGATCAGGAGCGGCCGGTTCAGCACGCGATCCGCGATCTGGGCAAGGAACATCATTCCACCTCCGTCTGTTTCACCGAGGCCTCGGCGTCGTCGATGTCCGTTCCGCCGTTGGTGATGCCGCCGTGGACGTTGAGTTCCTCGCGGGTCTGCTGCTCGAAGGCGCGCTGGTAGTAGACGTCTTCCCAGTCGGTGCCGAGGTCGGAGCAGATCTGCTCGTCCGTCAGGACACCCATGTTGCGGTACATCTCGTGGGCCTTCGCCGCCTTGACCTCGTCCGCCTGCGGCTTCGCGGGCCCGCGCCACTCCGCCCGGCAGATCGCGGCGCGATGGCGGACGAAGGCGTCGATCCCGCCGGGCACGATCAGTGCGCCGCTGTCGACTTCCTCTTCGAGAAACGCCTCCAGCGCCGCCTGGCTGACCGGCACGGGAACGTGACGGCGGCGGAACAGGAGCAGCGGCCACTGCTTGGCGATCCCCATCCTCACCGAGGAATAGGTCGCCCCCCGATAGTCGCCGGTCAGGTCCTCGAACACGCCGCCGGCGCAACGGGCGATCTCGCGCAGAAGAAAGTTCGCGAAAGGCTCGTAGGTTGAGTTCGGGTGTTCGGATGCGTGCAGCTTCAGGTGTTCGCCGGTGAAGAGATGGGCGAGCCGCGCCCCCTTGCCGACGTCGATGTCGACATTCTCGTACCAGCCTGCCTTTTCCCCGAGATAGGTCGAAAAGGCCGTCGCGTTGTTGCTCGGCGTGCCGCTCGGCCCGGTGTCTGGCGTCAGGGCGTCGAGCACCTCGGCCGACGGCGCGTCGCTCTCGATCGTCGCGGCGAAGACGGCGTGGATCATGGCGGCCGACAGCGTCGCATTGGACAGTTGATCGTAGTCGCGCAACACCCTCAGGATCGGTGCGAAGGGCGTGATGCCGCGCACCTGGCCCGGTTGACCGTCGAAGACATGCAGCAGCATCGGCCGTCCGTACCCGTCCCGCGCCGCCTTGCGCACTTCGATGCGCTCACCATAGGGGCCACGCATCTCAAACAGGTAGCCAGCCGGCGCGCCGTGATGGTCGTGATAGACGCCGTGGTCGAGCCGATCGGCCGGGCTCGACTTCTGCGACAGCCAGTGCGACGGGACGAGCCTCAGTTTCGTGCGCCATTCGATGCCGGGGCGCTCGATCGAAGGCAGCTCCGCAACGCCCTCACCCGTCCCGAACCAGGAGCGCACCGAGGCCGCCTGCATCTGCGCCAGTGTATAGCGACCGCCCGCATCGCAGGCCCATTTGTCTCCGGCCCAGGCCTGGAAGCGCCGTTCGGCAAGGCGACCCCAGTCGCCCTCCTGTTTCGCGTTCCATCCGGCCCACGAGAAGTCGGGCTTCAGATTGGGGCGAAGGCCGTCGCCGATCATCAGCGAGACCATCTGCTCCACGACGCCAGCAATCCAGCCGTTGTTATGCATCGCATCGATGGTGCGCGCCGCCGCCCGCCCCCAGGCGATCCGCACGTCATCCTTGGCGTCCCGCAGCACCGGGACCGGCATCATGATGGGTCCGCCCTGCAGGCCGCGCAGATAGCCGGCCTGTGGCGCCGGCGCGGACGGCAAGGCAGCCGGGAGCGGGCCCCCGCGCAGTGCGGCAGCCGCTTGCCTGATACGCGAAAGGACCATCAGCCGTTCAGCTTCTTGGAAATGTCGGAAAGCCGCGGCCGAGGCGCGGCCGGGGACGTTAAAGGGCGGGCGAACGGGCTTTCGTCGGCCGCGGAGAAGAGATCGTCGTCTGCGGTGACGCCGTGGACGGAGACCAGAAGGTCGGCCCAGCGGTCGATCGTCAGCGCCCGCTTCTTTTCGAGATATGACGCGATGGCCAGAGCATAGACCGTCGCGTCGAACCAATCGTTCTTGCGACCCGGGATCTGCTTCCACTGCCGCTGCGCACTGGCGCTGACGAGCCGGGAGCGCCGGCCCTTGGCATTCTTGACGGTTTCGTCCGGATCGACGAGCCGTTCGGCCGTCAGCTCCTGCGCAAAACCTTCGTCGCAGAGTTCGGCAGGCATCATGATGGTGTTGCGAGGATAGGCGCCATCGGCGCCCGGACCCTGGACGAAATTGGCAAGACCCGCGACGAGTTCGGTCTTCACGTCGTAGAGGCCGATGGGGTAGCCGAGAACGCTCGCGACGATGCGTCCGCGGTGATCCTTGATCTCGCGCTTCTTCGGCGTGCCAACCCAGGGGCGGCCGGGTTGATGCAGTCCGTCGACGGGCAGAATGCCGGGGCGGCTCGCGCAGAAGCGATAGACCCTGTCGGTCGCAAAACCGCTGTCGATTGCGGACAGATCGATGCCCTTGCGACCACTGCCCGCCGTCGGGTAGTCGCGCTGCAAGGCGTCGGCAAGTGCGATCCACGGTTCGTCGCTGCGGGTCGGATCGCCTTCGAAGACATGGCGGTCGATCAGCCATCGCTGGCCTCGTGCGCCGATGGCATAGACGAGCCATTTGATCCCGTAGCCCTGCACGTCGGCGGCCGATACGACGATGCCGGCCTGGGACGGGACGCGTCGCGCTTCGAAGGGCTTGAGCCGCGTCGCCTCGACGATCGCTTCCCAGTCGATCGTCAACCCGCCCGGATCGTAGGGCTCGGCGAGATCCTGCTGCATGAAGACGCGCAGCTTGGTCGTGTCGCCCTCGGCGGCTTCGGCGCGATCCGCGATATCGCCGAAGCGCTCCTTCGGTGCGTAGGCTGCCCAAAGATGGTAGCTCGGCTGCCATCCGCGGCAGCGCCCCTCGCACGGTTCGCACCGGAAGCGGAGGATCTCGTTCGCCGCGATCACCTGGGGAACCGGTGCTTCGCCTGCCCTGACCCGCGTCGCGATCCAGTGACCGCCCGCCAGCATCTCGGCCTTGTGCCCGTCGACGATCTTGCCATCGCATGAGAGGCATCGCAGATGCGCCGGCCCATCCTCATCCGCGTTGCGCAGCTGCTCGAAGACGAGCGGCTGGTAGGTTCCGCAATGCGGGCATGGCACATAGAAGTACCGGCGATCGCCGGCCTCGAAGTCCGAAGTGATCGCGCAATCACCGGCGAGGCCGGGCGTCGAGCCCTGCCATTCCTTGGCCAGATCACCATACATCTTCTGCCGCGCCCGCGCCTGGTCGCGCGGCGAACCTCGACCGTCGACGTCCAGCGGATAGCCAGTCACCTCGTCCATCGCCAGATACTTGATCGAGACCATCTGCAGGCCCTTCGATGAGCCGGCATTGACGATCTGGGCAAAGCCGCCGGCGAACCGTTTGAAGGCTGTCGTTGATCCTTCCTCATCCCGGCTGTTGGCCGGCTTGACCTTGTGGCGAATGCGCGGGCTGGCGTCGATGGTCGGCTGCAGCTTGATCCGGTTGAACTTCGTCGCTTCCTCGAGCGTCGGAAGGACGATCATCATCGAGCCAGGGGACTGGTCGACGATGTAGCCGAACCAGTTTTCGATCGCCGTCGACTTGCCGAGCTGCGCCGCCCAGCGGCAGGTGACGCGCCGGGCCGGATGATCCGGATGCAGGCAATCCTGCGGCTCGCGCAGATACGGGACGCGCGCCGTTCGAAACGGTCCTGGCCAGGGGGAGCCTGACTCCGGAGACACGACACGATGCCGGTCTGCCCATTCCGAGATCGTCAGCTCGTCCACCGGCCGCGAGGCCGAGGCGAGCGCATCCAGCAGCACGGCCGCGCCATGTGGCAGATCCGGGAAGGTCTCGCGAATTCCCACAGTGGCCTACTGCAGCAACCCGGCCGACGCCGCCGGCCCATCCGAAGCCCCGTCCGCCTGGTCGGCCGCCGTCGCATCGACCTCGCGCCGGAAGCGATCAAGGCCGTCGAGGACGTCTCGATGGAACGAATCCAGCCCCTTGCGCGCAAAGGATTTCAACGCGCTGCGGACAGTCCGCTCGTCCCAGCCGTATCGCAGCGACAGGTCGCTCGCCTCGCTCTCGACGGACCTGTCGAAAGCGTTCCGCATGCGGCCGATCGCGTCCCTGCCCATTTCGTCGACCTCGGCCGTCGGGGTCAGTTCACGCTTGCGGCGGGCGAGGTTCAGCTCGCGATCCTGTGCCTGCGCTGCGATGTTGCGCGCCGCCCAGTCCGCTTGGCTGCCGCCGAAGCGCTTGTCGGCGGTCGGCGTGGCCGACGGTTTGCCTCCGTCGCGCCCGCGCCCCTCGTCGACGAGCCTGATGTTTTCGCTGCGATGGGCGCGGACGGCCTCGAAGTCGACGAGTGTCGACTTCCCCGATTCCCGCTTCTGAAGCGCATCGCCATGTTGATCGAGATATCGCGACAATGTCGACCGATCGACGCCCAGACGCCGAGATGCCTCTGTGATCGAGACCCAGTCGCCGGCATTCGGCGCACTGAAGCGCTCATGATCCGTCACTGTCGCCTCCCTCGCACCATGTGCCGCCAACCTGTGATCATGAAGTGCCGCGGCCGCAGTGAGACCGGTTTCGTGCATGCATGCGTGCGTCACGTGTGGTACGTGTACCGCTTTCCGCCCCGCCCACTACCGAACCTGTACGGCTAAAGCCGACTGTCCGGCTTCATTTGCTGCAGGAGGAACCTTACCCGGGGGGAGCCCCAGCAAGCCGGCGTTGAGGCGAGCCGCAGCTTCAGGCGGGCAAGACGCCCCATACCCCTTAAACGCAGAAGGGCCCGCCAAAGCGAGCCCATAAACCTCCCTAGCGCCGGGTGACGATCTCCCGACTATTGCCCCGGCGAGTCACATGGCCGCTCAGAACAGGCATTCTCCGTCGCGAGTGAAGCTAGGCGACGCGATCGAGCGCGTCAACAGGCACACTCACCTCGTTCATGCCGCCGAAGACGGATATCAACAGGCGGATCGCCTTGCGGCTGTCCGCATCCACCACCTGCCCCACGAAACCGGAGAACGGCCCGGTCGCGATCCGTGCGTCGTCGCCTTCCTTGAAACCATGCCGTCCGCTCGCCCGCTGCCGCCGCGCGCTCTCGAAACGCAGCCGGTTCTCCGTTTCGGCCAGCTGCAATGCCTCCACCTCGTCAAACGGTAGAGCCTTCGGCGTGCCGTCGACGCCGAGCACGCCCTTCACCCCATGGCACTCGCGCACCAGGCCCCAATGTCGGCGCGCCGGATCGGAAGGCATCATCAGGAAGACATAGCCGACGAGCAGAGGAAATGTCCGCTCGATCGTCTTCTTCGTGCGATGATGGACGATCAGCTTGCGCCCCTTCGGCAGATAGGCCTCAAAGCCCCTCGCCCCGAGCGTGACGATCGCCCGGTCCTCGCAGCGCGGATTGGTCCGCACCGCGAACCACTCCGCACCGGCGCCATAGATCACCGCCGGAGCGGCCTTTGCCGGCGCCGACCACGCCCCATTGCCCTGCAGAAACGCCTCTTGGGCAGCTAGGGAAGGAAGCTTTGCCCGGTTCGTGCTTGCTGCCCATCGTTCCAGTTTTCTAATCCTTTGTTTTATATCAGATATTTCTGTTCTTGGGTCGCTAGGGCGGCTAGGGAGGCAAGTCTCACCCTACGTATGAGAGACGATTATCCTCTCTCGTCGCCGGCCTCTTTCCTCACGCGCGCATATGCGTGACGCGAGACCTTGCCTCCCTAGCCGCCCTAGCGACCCAATCCCCTGCGCCGCAGGCCCTCCCGAACCCTCCGCATTGGGCAGCAAGCGGCATGGCCACCTCGCTTGCGTCCCTAGCTGCCCATTTTGGCGCCGGGGCGGGCAGCCAGGTCCGCGCCATCTCTCGGCGGCCAAGCGTTTTTCGGGAGGTGCGGAGGCGCGCATGATCAATCCCGCGGCGCAAATTCGCGGCCTATCGGCGCGCCGAGGTCCGGCCCGCCGCGAAAGGCGTCCTTGATCCGGATGCCGGCATAGACGGTGCCACCGCTCTTCATCCGCACGAATTGCCGCATGCGCCCGTCCGGGCTCTTCCAGGCCTGCTTGGCCTTGTCCGGCAGCCGCCGGTTGAAGGTGGCCGCGCCATAGGGCGTCAGTCCCTCGCGCTGGGAAAAGCGGATATAGGCCTCGTGCATTTCGCCGGGCGTCACCCGGTCGCCCGGCTCGCCGGTCACCTCGCAGCCACCGCGCACGAACGCCCCGACCGGGTCGGAATCCTCCCGGTGCTCCTGCACAGCGGTCAAAAGCTCGTCGGGCGGATGCAGCCCGTCGAGGGTCAGATATTCCAGCGCGCCGGCGATCATCCAGGCGAGAATGCCGTTGCGTTCGGCGAGCAGCTTGTCGGGCAGCGAGCGGTCCCGCTCGGCGGCGGGGATCTGCACCGGCCATTCGAACAGATGGACGCGCCGCCAGATCCCGTCGTCGTCGCCCCGGATGATCGGCTTGTGATTGCCGGTGATGACGAATTTCGCCTTGATGGTGATCTCGACGAAGTCCTGATGCAGCTTGCGCACGGCGATCTTGTCGTCGCCGGTGAGAAGCTTGATCAGCCCTTCCTTCAGCCGCGCCGTCTCGTCGCCTTCCGAGGCGAAACAGGCATAGGCGCCGTTCAGCCGGGCGAGATCGGGCGTCGCGTCCGCCCCGCCCCGCCGCACATCGCCGGTAAAGCTCTCGATGCCGAGCGTCACGGCATAGTCGGACAGGATCTTGCCGACGACGTCGGTGAAGGTCGATTTGCCGTTGGCGCCGATGCCGTAGAAGAAGGCGATCACCTGCTCGCCGGTCAGACCGGTCAGCATGTAGCCGGCGAGCCGTCTGAGATAGGCCCGCATGCGAAGGTCCGGCTGCACCCGGTGCAGAAATTCGATGAAGGTCGGCGCCAGCTGGTGCGCCATCACGTCGAGCTCGGCCTCGCTGAGGAGCGCTGGCCCCGGCGTCGCCGCCTCCGGTCCCGAAGGTCCGGAAGTCGGCGCGAAGAACTCCGCCTCGCAGAGCTTGGTGATGAAGTCTTGGCGCCGGTGCGCGTCGAGTCGCGCCGCCCAGCGATAGCGCGGATCCTCCGGGCAGCTCTCCTCGTCCTCGACCTTGACGAAGCGCACCGTCCCGTTCCGGCAGTTCAGAGCCATCGCGTCGCTGTTCATCGTGTCGACGGTGCGCGAGAGATAGGGCTGCGCTTCCTTCAGCATGTTGTCGAGCTTGGCCGAGTTGCAGGAGGATTTGGCGAATTGCCGCCGCGCCTGCCGGCGCTTTTCCAGCCGCTCGGCGATGTCGTCGCGGGTCTTCACCGCCGCTTCCAGCTTTGCCCAGGCGCGCTTGGCCTCCGGCCCGGCGTCCGGTCCCGGCCTGCCCCGCTTTCCCATTTCCGCTTCGGCGTCGTCGCCGGCCTCGATGAGCAGCGCCTCGCCCTCTTCCACCATGATTTCGGTGCATTCAAAGCGGATCTGCTCGGCCGTCTTGTGCGCCAGCGGGCGCACCACGCTGCCGTCCTCGTCCTCGCGCCAGCGCAGGCCGTCAAAGCCGTGCCAGCCGATCTTGGCGATCGACAGGATGTCCGCGCCGAAGCGATGGCGCAGCCGCCGCCCGTTGCCGATGTCCGTCTCCGCCTCCCGCGCGCACAAAGCGAGCAGCGACACGCCCTCTTCGCTCTTGTCTGTCATGATGTCCGTGCCTGCGATCGTCATGAGGCCAGCGCCTCGAACTTGTCGGCCTCGTTGCCGAAGGCGTCCCAGCCCGGCCGTCTCTGGCGGGCGAAGAGGTCCGCCCGCCGCCCGTCGGGGACGAGCCTTTCCACCAGCTGGTAGAATTCCTCCGGCTTGCGGGAGTGTTCGCGGGCCAGCCCGTCGAGGGCGGCGTCGGCGAGTGTCTCGACGAGGTTCGGCACCTTGCCCCGCGCTATGCGCGATTCGGTGAGGCGGCCGATCAGAAAGGGCTCGCAGACCGAGCGCAGCACGTGCCCGGTGCCCCAGCGCAGCTTGCCGTTCACCGTCCGCTTGGCCCAGACCCCGCCGGTGACGACGCGCAATCCCCAGCCGGCGAGGATTGCCGCTTGGCGGTCGATGAGCGGCCAGGTCGCCCACATCACCACGACGCCCGCCGGCGTCAGCAGATCGCCCACGCGCAGAGCCGCGATCTCCGCCAACGTCATCGTCTGATATTGCGCCTCGGGGCTCTTCTCGAGGCCCTTGTCCGAATAGGCTTCCCACGGCCATGGTGGATCGATCACCACCAGGTCATAGACGAAGAGCGGCAGGCCGAAGTCGAGGGCCATCACGCCACGCCCCCTTGGAGATTGACGGAATGCCCAAGCCCACGCCGGAGATCGGCTTTTACGCCAAGCATGCCGCGCTCATCGCGGCCTTCGGCTTCGGCGGCTTCGTTGCGATGTGGATCTTGGACTATGCAGTGGTCCGCGCGGATTGGTGCCCCGGTGCGCCGAGCCAGTGCTTCCGCGAATGGGTTGGCGCGCTCAGCGGCTGGGCTGCCGCAGCCGGCGCGCTGTTGGCGGCGTTTCTCACCCTTCCAGAACTTCGTAGGCAGGCGGCCGAAGCGCGCAGGCAAACGGATTTCGTCGTCGGCGATGCCACACCAGAAATCACCGCGATTGCCGGTTTGGGCGCGGAAGAAAGCATCGCGCTGAAAATTACAAACTGGAACCGGCGCGCTATCAAAATGGAGACATTGAAGATACGCTTTACAACCAACGCCTGGAAGCTTCATAGCTTCAAATACCCCGCAGACGAGGCAATTGGAGGGGAAAATTACATTTCCTACGTGCCAGAAGATTGGTTTTTTCGTCTCTTCCTTGATGGTTGGACCGATCGATCGAGATCGCCCCCATCGGTTACAGTTGAAATATTTCTGACAATGGATGATCCAGAAGAAGAAGATGCTGGAGAATCGTATATTTCCGTTACATATACTACAGCTGGTAACCCAAACTCGATTCGAGAAATAGTGACGGCCGTCGAGGAATTCCCTCAAATCTGGTAAGTTGATCACGCCGCCACCTCCCCAAAATCCGTCCCCGCCGGCGCCATGACCACCGCCACCGTCCGTCCGCCCCGCTCGTGCCGTCTCGCCCCGCGCTTCATCGCCGCGCGCGTCGCCACCGGTTCCGAGTCCCCGTCCCCGAGCAGCACCAGCTCGGTGATGTGACCCGGCACCGGCATCGCCACGCTGTCCGGGTCCGGCTCCTGCCCCTGCACCCACACCGGCCGCTTGCGCCCGGCCGTGTCGCGACGCACCGCGTTCGGATGCCGAAACCGGCTCTCCCGCGTCGCCCCGCCGCACAGATTCCCGAGGTCGCCGGCGGCGCAATAGAAGGTATTTTCGTCGAACCCCTCGCGCTGGCCGAAGCCGAGAACCGTCTCGATCCCCTCGCCTGCCACCATCCGCCGCGCGGTCGAGAGCCGCCCGACGAGCGGGATCACCCCGCCAGCCTTTGACCCCCGCATCTTCTTCGTCGGCAGGAACGCGCCCGGCTCCTGGCGGTCGGCGATCGCCGGGCGGAACTTCGCGGGCGCGTCGAGATCGATCCAGGTCTGATGCAGACCGACAATCCGCCAGCTTCCGGTCTCCGGCACGACGAAGACGGCGACCATCGCCGGCCCCTCATGCAGCGCCGCGTTCCGCCCCTCGGCATCGCGGCCCCAATAGGTGAGTCTTGGCACGCAGCGCAGATAGGCCGGGTTCACCTGCGAGGGATCGAGGCCCCGCGCGACGAGATAGCGCTCGGCCTCCGAGCCGAAAAACGCCCCCGCCGCGCTCCAGATATCGAGGCACCGGTCGAGCTCGCGCCGGCGATAGAACGCCGCCTCGCTCTCCCGCTGTCGCTCCCGCTCCGCCGCCTCTTCGCGCAGCTGTGCCGCCCGCGCCTCCGCCGCCCGCCGCCGCCGTGCCGCCTCGGCCAGATCCGCCGCGCTCCTCGCCGGCCCCGGCCGATCCCGCCCGAGCAGCACCTCGCAGGCGTCGAGAAAATCGGCCCCCGTCATCTTCTGATAGAGCCCGATGGCGTCGCCGCCGCCGCAGCCCCGGCAGTTATAGACGTTCTTGCCCCGATCCATGGAAAACCGGTCGCGACCGCCACAGGCCGGGCACGGCCCGACATACTTCGCCCCGCCGGGACCCTGCGCCCGGACGCTCTGCCGCGCCGTGCCGATCACCCCGCCGCCGCGCTGGAAGGCCTCGACCACGGAGATCGCCCGCGCCTCGGCGACGAAGGCGTCCATCTCGCCTGTCCGATCTCCGCTCATGCCGCCGCCCGTGCGAAGGTCATCGGGCCGGACGCTCGACGATCACCCGGATTCGCACTTTTTTGTGCGAAAACAATTGCCAGTCGCACAGGAATGTGCGAAACAAGATGCATCGAAAGGAGGTCGAAATGAAGCGCGAAGCCCTGATCAGAGAGCTTCGCAAACGGGCCAGAAAGGAAGACGTCGCATTCGAAGTCTTCGAGGTGGCCGGCAAGGGGTCCCACTACCGCATTCGCTACGGCGACAGGGTAACGACCCTCAAATCCGGTGAACTGCCGCCCGGTTACGTCGCTCTGATCAAGAAGCAGCTCGGGATCGACTGATCCCGGGCTTCTCACCCGGCAACGCGCAACATTCCGGCCGTAGATGGCCCCCAGGACAGGACAGGACAGGAGAACTCGATGTTCGCAACCACCTATCTCGCAAAGCTCGAACCCGCCGACGACGGCAACGTCTATGTCGCATTCCCGGACATCCCCGAGGCCCTGACCTTCGGCGAGGATCGCGCCGACGCTAAGGTCCAGGCCGCCGATGCTCTCGCCGTTGCCCTTCTGGCCCGGGCCAAGGACGGGACGCCTTTGCCCCCGGCCGCTGCCAGTCCTGCCGCGGATCTGACGGCGATCGCCCTGCCGCTGGAAGCCGCGCTGAAGCTGGCGGTGATCACCGCCTTTGCAGACGCCGGCCTTTCCAAGACCGAACTCGCCCGCCGTCTCGGCCGCCGCGAGACCGAGGCCCGCCGTATTCTCGACCCGGCCCACCCGACGAAGCTCGCCACCCTCGAGGCGGCGCTTGCCGCGCTCGGCCAGCGGGCGCGGCTGACGGTCGAGCCGATGGAGGAAGCCGCCTGAGGCGAGCGCCTTCGCGCTTGCGCAGATCTGAAATACAAGAGGGGCGAGACTTCTGCTATGATAGGATGTTGGAGTAAGACACTGAAGGCGATATGCCAAGGATACTGGCCGTACGCTGCCGTCCTGTTCATTGGGTGGCTGATCGGCCAATTCTTCCAGTTCTACCCCCAAAGACCCCTTGATACGCTGGGCGCTTTGAGCGGCTGGGCCGCAGGAGTAGGTGCGTTGGCAGCTGCCCTGATAACTCTTCAGCCACTGCGAAAGCAGCTGCATGAAATGCGGCTGCAGACACAATTCATGACAGGCGGAGATGAGCCCACCGTTGATGCCTACCAAGCTTGGTCGGACGGCTCCGAAGGATTGGCGTCGGGATCTGCAGAGGTTTTCGTTCGCATCGTCAATTGGAATAGAAAAAGTCTGTTCATTGAACGGCTTGAAGCAGACTTGTCCGCCGATGAGCACCAACTTCAACCGAACTATTTCTCGGTCCGGAACTCTGGCGCCAAACAGAAGTACGAAGGCGAGGAGTTGGACAAGCGGCTGTTGTCTCGGACACCCATCGTTTTCCGAAAGCCCCTCTACCTTTATGGGTGGGAGGACCGTTCTGCCGGACCGAATGCAATCCATCTGAACTTCTGGCTGCACACAGACATCGCGACCGTTACAGAGCGAGAGGTGAAGATCCGCGTGATCGGGTTTCACATCAACGAAGAACCAGGCACGTTTCAGCGCGAACCGATCATTCGCCTTCGATCGAAAAACTGACGGGGACCTCATGACGACCCCATGTTGTCACGGGCCCTCGTCCCTCCGGTTTTCTGAGACGTTACACGCCCGCCACTTATCAGCAGCGCCGCGTTCTCCCGCCACAAGAGCCCCGTGACGGCATCCCCATCCCGCCCGCCGCCAACGCTCTCCGCCATTCGCGTCAGCGCTGCCCCGAAGCTGACGCGCGACAGCGCTACCCCACCCCGCCAGCGCTGGAACGCGTCGAAACTCTCGAAGGCATTGCCGACATGCACCCGGCCGCCCGGGCGCGCGATCATGTGGGCGTGCACGAAGGCGCGCACACTCTCCGGATACGTGGTCATTTCGCCCCCTCGGCGATGGCTTTGAGATGAAGATCGTGGGCGACGAGATCGGTGATCGCCCGCGCCAGATGCTCGCGCATCCTCAAGCTGACGACTTCGTCGGCCGAGACGTCGTTGTCGGTCTCGAGCGCGATCGAGAGATCGGCGATCACCGTCTGCATGTCGCAAAGGATCTCGCGGATCGTCCGCTGCCACGCCTCGCCCCCGGCGCTCGTCTCCGGCAGCCGCGTGAACACGCCGCCGGCGGCCTGCGCCATGTCTTCGGCCAGCGCGATGCAGCCATAGCGCTCGGTGATCTGCCGCGCCCGCACATAGGAGAATTCGCCGGCCTGGTCGGGATCGAGCGCCTTGTAGAGCGTGCCCTCGGAGACCGAGAGAAACGCCGCCACCTCGGCCATGCCGAGCTGCGGCTCGCCGCGGGCGCCCTGCCCGATTTCGGCAAAGGCGGCGGCAAGGGCCGCATGGGCGCCGCGGCGGGGCTTTTGCGGCCTCATTGGTCGGCCTCCGCGTCCTCGGCAAAACCGGTGGGACGTTGCCGTTGCTCGGCTGGGGCCCATGCGGAATTCTGGCAGCCATGATTACGGACGCACTCACCACTGACAGGCTCGCTTGCGACCTCGTCGGGCTTTCCGATCCACTGTCGGGCGAGCCATTCGACTGTGACCTGAGGGATGCCGCAGGCAGCACTGGCCGCGACCACGCTCGGCCAGTGCTGGGGAGCAATCCGCTCCCGTCGGCGCATTTGGCGCGCAGCCTCATACCCACAGCCTACGGACGCTGCGAAATCACCGATTGTCGGCCACAAGCCTATGAGGGCTGATACGGAAGCTGGTTCGTCGTTCATGAAGGAAACGTACATATCGTACGGCGATAGAACAAGAGAAAATCGTACACATTGGACGACAAATTTCGTCCAGAATGTACGCATGCATCCGTCATCCCAAAGATTGCGGCAGGCCCGCATTGCCGCTGGCTTCGCGACCGCAAAGGACGCCGCGGCGTCTTTACGCGTCAATCAGAACACTTGGACGAGCAACGAAAACGGCAATCGGCCGGTCTCGAAAAAGATGGCGCCGGTCTACGCCGAAAAGCTCGGAATCGACCCAGGATGGCTTCTGTACGGCGAGGAACAGCGCGAGCGTCAGCCGATCGACGTGCCGCTGGTTTCTTGGGTGAGCGCCGGAAAACTTCAGCAAAGCGAGGGCGTCACGCCGGCCCAGATCGAGACTTTCGTCCCTGTCTCCAATCTGCCACGGGGCGATTGGATTGCTTTGACGGTGGCAGGCGACTCAATGAACCGCATCGCGCCGGAAGGCTCGATTATCATCGTCAACAGGGCTGACGACGCGCTCCTCAACGATCGCTTTTATGTCTTCGCTGCAGCGGGGGGAGAAGCCACATTTAAGCAGTGGCGGTCTGACCCGCGTCCGATGCTGCGGCCGTATTCAACCAACCTTGACCACCTCGCGATCCCGGCAGCGGCCGACGAATACTATGTGGTTGGCCGCGTTCGCAGGATCATCACTGATGTGTAAGTCAGTGAAGGAGTGGTAGTCCGGCAAACCATTTTGCCGCCTGGTGGGCAGAAAAGGCGTCGATCCGTAAACGTTTGTACCTGCCAGTAAGCCGTCGCCCTATATTGCCTTTGCCGGAGCCGAAAAGCGATCGTTGGCTCTGGCCAAGGTGCAGGCCTCAGCCTGACCGAATTGGCAGAGAGAAATACGGATCGGCTTATTCCCGGACGTCGACGCAACCATGGTCTGGCGCATTCGCGCGCCCCGCGAGGCAAGACCACCCAGTATGCCCGCCCATCAAGCTGCACGGCAAGATAGGACAGTCTCCGTCCGCATACGCTTCGAAAGTGCATCCCCGAAAACAGGAAGGTAGCGGCTCGCAGTGGGTAAGTCCCGCTCGCGTTTTCCAACTACTGACATTCCGGCCAATTCCACCGCTCTGGCGACGCCGTTGGAGTTGTCGATAAAGCGCCCCTTCACGCAGCTGTTGCCCACGACGAACGTTGCAAGCCCACCAGGCTTCAGCACGCGCGCAATTTCACCTGTCATACGCAACACATCGACTGCGTATCTTTCCATGATACCCTCTAGTCGTGGGCCAAGCCGCTCGGAGCCGCGCATCGCGGCTAGAACAGAGGCAGATGAAGCCTGCAACGTATGGCCGTCGGAACGGCGCTCTGCTCCAATCGACTCCGAGCGGATCCTGCGAAGAGTTGGGATCGAATGACCAAGCCAGACGAGCGACATCCTGTGGCCACGCATGTAATCGATGGCGTTGAGGTAGGGTGGCGAGGTGATTACGCCATCGACGCTGTTGTTTGGCAGATTTAGCGCCCTTGCGTCCCCCACGTTTAGATCGGCGGGGGCTCGGGGTGGATCCTTTGCGAGGCGATTGCGCAGTTGGTTAACCGACCGCACAAAGTTTGGAATCACCCTGTAGTCGGAGCTGGTAGCGACGCGGTGTGGCCGACTGTGGGATGTGTCTCGAGCAAGCGAGGCGGCCTGCTCCTTTGTAATTATGATGCGGCTAAAGCCGACTTTTAGGACGTCGAGCGCTGCCCTTTGACCTGCAGTGAGCAGCTGTCGTCCAAGACGGTCGATTTCGATCGCAAGGCAGGAGAGATCACGGCGCTGGTCGACGTGGAACCAATACTCAATAAAGCGGATCGTCTCTTCGTCCTGCCACTGCGGCGGAACAGGCGTCGCTGCTGATCCGGAAATCCGCGTTAGCACCTCTTCCAGCAGAGTTCCGACATCATCGTCCGTGACTGGCGTTGTCCACACCTTACTCATCAGAACGGCGAGTGGATCAAGGTCATAGCCAACGGCGCGATGACCAGATTCGAGCGCCTGCCGAATCACGGTACCGGAACCCATCATGGGATCGAGCACGAGACTCCCTGCAGGCAAATCGTCCATTGCGACGAGAGCGAGATCTGGCGCCATCCTTGCTGGGAAGGGATGGATCGACTTTACTTTCATTTCCGCGCTCTCACCTGTGCCGAATCACCTACGGTTCATGACCGTTAAACCTTCCAAGCCAGCCCTCCTACCGGCATCTGATTCATTGTACGACCCTTGGAAGGTTGTTAATGTCGCAGTGGTATCTCTACGGACGAAATGAATGACGCAGTGACTGGCCGTATCTGATATGAATCTGACCCGCACCACAATTTCTGGTAGATGGGACGACATAGGCGGTGAAGCTGCCCCGATCTCTGAGGCATGGTCCGCGCGGACAGCGAAAGAGCTTCCCGTTCATCGGATGCACTCGTATCCAGCTCGCTTCCCGGCGTCGATTGTTCACAATGCGCTCGACCATGCGCGTCGCTCTGGAGTCATGGTTCGACAGGTGGCGGATCCATTTTGTGGAAGCGGGACTGTAACCTACGAGGCGTCGCGCTACGGGCTCGACGCATGGGGTTGTGACATTAACCCGGTAGCGACCCTAATCGCGCGCATGAAGAGCGCGCAATTCGATGCCGCGGGTTTCGCGGCGTCCGCTATAAGAGTTGTGGAGCGGTCCGCTACCGCCTCGGATGCACTGACTGTGTCGTCAAATGCTGCAAGGGATCTCTCGCGCTGGTATACGGACGAGCAGTTCTCGGCTCTCGCAAGACTGCGCAATGCGATTCGAGCAGAGGTTGACGAGGGGGGAGATAGCGACGCGCTCGACTTCGCATTCTCTGCGATCACGAAATCTGCTTCACAGTGGCGATCCAGGTCAACAAAGCCAGCCTATGATCCTGAAAAAAAACCGACAAGCGCTGTCGCGGCCTTCTCAACGCGTTGCAATGCTATGGCAAAGGCATGGTCCAGCCGGGACCCCCGTCCATCCGCAGATATTCGAACGTTCACAGGCTGCGCGATAAATTTCAGCGAAGATGTACCGGCAGTCGATCTCATCATCACCAGCCCGCCCTATGCCACGTCCTACGAGTACGCAGACCTTCACCAGCTGTCAGCGCTTTGGTTAGGTTTAGCGGACAGTCGGCAGGATCTACGTCGCGGGGTCATTGGAACGGCGTGCAGGCGAGTCAACCTCAGCATAGCAATGAGGGAGTTGAACCCGGTGGGTATCCGGATCGTTTTCAGCCTATTCAATCGTGATCGTGCGTTGGCGGAGGCGGTCGCTGCATATCTGCTCGACATGCAGAGGGTTGCCGCGCGCTGCCGCCAGTTGCTCCGTCCAGGGGGCATAGCCGTATTCGTGATCGGGAACGCCCAACTACGGGGGATGCAGGTGGACAACGCTGGCCATCTTGCCCGAAGTCTGCTCGAAACGGGATTTGACGGACTGAAGATCGTCAGGCGCAACCTGGCCAACAAGAGCAATACGCCTTACCGGACACCGACGGGCAGACTGTCTGCTTTACCAACGCCAACAACCGTCTATGGGGAGGAGCACATAATTATGGCCCAGTTATCGTGACCGACGAGCCTCTTCGCTTTAAACCGTATGCCCGGCTGCTGACCATGCTCGGTGACCAGCTGATCCGCAACGAGCAGGTTGCGCTAGCCGAGCTCATCAAGAACTCATACGATGCTGACGCCTCTTGGGTGAAAGTTTCGTTCAACGATTTCGATGAGAACTTTAGACCAGGGCCAGCTGCTTCAATTGTCATCGAGGACGATGGTTTGGGCATGTCGTCCGAGCTGATTAGAAACCACTGGGTCAATCCGGCTACGCCGGTGAAGCGACTAGGGAAGAAATCTAATCAGCGCACCACTCCGTCAGGGCGCATCATTCAAGGCGAAAAGGGGATAGGGCGCTTCGCCCTACTCAAACTTGGTCGGGACATACGGATGACGACGCGCCCAACTGGCGCGGCTGACGAGAATGTGGTCGGTCTAAAGCTGGCCGCTTTCGATGAGGATTTCCTCAAGGACGATAGGGCGATGTTCCTCGACGAGCTGGAAATCTCGCTCAATAGCGTTTCACCTGCTGTAACGATAGTCGAAGGCGACGTCGATCTCGGCGGCCGCAAACGTGTTAGGCGTCCTCACGGCACTCGCATCGAGGTATCTCCTCCAATCGGCTCATGGAGCAGGGCCAAGGTTGAGAAGGTTTTTGAAGACCTCGCTCGACTGCAGACTATATTCGGGTCGGATTTTACGCAGGGAGCTATAGACGCCTCTGACGACGTCGATACTGCTGAACTGTCAGATCCGGTCGAGGATGTAGGGCGCGACGCAAGCGCCGAGGAAGCGTCTGAAGACTTTATAATTTACATCTACCGCAACGGCCTACATGAGCCGTTTGGAACCGAGATGCGCGGTCGATTAGCGACGCTGATCGCGGAAAACAGCGTATTTAGAATCGAAGGCAACTACATAGAGGCTACGAGAACTTTCGAATTCAATATTAACGGCAGGTTCCGGATACTTCACCTCGATGACGCAGCGATCACTGGGATGGCCGTCTTTCGAGATTTCCTGAAGCGAAATGAACTCAAGCCAGAAGACGTTTCTGATTTGCGCACCAACTGCGGCCCGTTCGGCTTCTCTTTCTCCGTCTTTGACTTCAGCACAGACGCGAAGGGCCCGCTCCTGCTGGAAAAGGACGACAAAGAATTTATCAAGAAGCACCGAATCTACCTCTACCGCGACGGCGTACGAGTCTACCCGTATGGCGATCCCGACGACGACTGGCTGCTCATCGACGTCCGTCGTGGCACTGTGCGGGCGAGTGAATTTCTCAGCAACGACCAAGTCGTCGGATACGTCAGCATTTCGCAGGAGGACAATGAGGAGCTGCGCGATAAAACTAGCCGGGAGGGCCTCGTCGATACCGGCAAGGCAGTGGACGACTTCCGCTCACTCTTGCAAGTTTTCCTGGCTTGGGTCCGCAAGGACCCTTACCAGCACTATCAGATCGCTCGTAAGCAATCCGGCGACGTCGAGGTATTCAAATCCGGTCGAGTCCAAGATCTTATGGATGCGGCTGTAGAGGCCTCCTCGGCAGAAGGCGTTCCCGCAAGCGTTCGAAACACTATCGCACAGGCGAGCCGCGACTACCGAACAGAGCGACGATATCTCGTGCAACGCGCAGAGAACACTGAGCACCTCGCTGGCGTCGGTCTATCTGTTGAAGCCGCCTCACACGATCTGATGATCGCTTTGCACCGAGCTCTATCCAATCTGGATCGTCTCTCTGCATACGTTGGATCGGACGCTACGATGAACAGAGAGGTATTGACTGCTGAACTCCTGTCCCTGCGTGGCCTGCTCAGCTTCGTCCAGACCCAAATGTCGGACGTGCAACTTCTGTTCCGATCTTCGAAGCAGCGCCGGAAAAATGTGCGGGTCCTCGATCTCGTGGAAAAGGTTGCCAACATTTTCCGTGGACTACTCGAACGCAACCATATTGTGGTCACCGTTGAGACGATTGGCTCGCCGTTGGTGGCCAAGACAACAGACGCTGTGTTGCTCCAGCTGATGCTCAACCTGTTCGACAATGCTGTCTATTGGTTGCAAGGTTCGCCTCCGCCAAGGGAAATAGAGATCTTGCTGGATAGCGAATCGGGGACAATGACTTTCGCCGATAGTGGTCCGGGATTTCGCGATGAGGATCTGCCTTACCTCTTCGAGCCATTCTACTCTGGTAAGGGCGAAGAGGGACGCGGTCTTGGGCTCTACATCGCGCGACAGCTGTTGGAGCGACACGGATATACCCTCGCAGTGGCCGAAAAGGAGCAACGTGTGTTGAAGGGGGCGAACCTTATTGTCTCTTTCGTTAAGGAGGAGAAATGAGCGTCGTCGTACCGAATGTCTTCAAAGGCATCGCTATGGTTATCGACAATGACATCGGCCGTGAGCCCGACGGTATTGATAAAATCATCAAGTCAATCCGCGACAGTGGAGGCCACTTCATTAAAATGGATAGACTCCCTGATATAGCGTATGATCTTGATCATCTGTCCGGCGTTTCCTTTTTCATCATGGACTGGAACCTTGAGGGTGACACCGAAAGCGAGAACTTAGAACTCGGCATTACCAAGCCGGCAGGTCTCAAGGATGCTATGGTTGCAGAAAACATCGCGTTCCTAAAGCGGCTCAGCCGAAGCCGTCACGCGCCCGTTTTCGTCTTCACGAATGAGACGCCGGAGGACGTGCAAGAATTGCTCATGGAGGATGAGGACCTTCGGCCGGACGTTCAAGCGCGGGCGATCACTGTCCAGTCCAAAACCGTAGTTGGCGACCGACTATACGAGGTCTTAGAGAACTGGGCGAATGAAACTCCTTCAGTACTAACATTGAAGTCGTGGGAGAGAAGCCATCGAAAGGCTGCCAACGAGCTTTTCGTCGACCTACACAACCGGACAACCTATTGGCCTGTGATGATGTGGCAGACTTTCCAAGCAGATGGCGTTTTCCCGAAGCTCGAAATGGCGCGGTTGCTTAACCGTCTGGTGGAATCACGCATGGGCGAGCTCGACCTCGACTTAGACCCATTCGTGGGCACGGTTGAAGAGAAGAAAAGCGCAGACGAGGACGATTACCGTCGTTCTATGTTCCGCGTTCTGGAGGGGGAGCGTTTCGTCAGGAACGCGCGTCTGGATGCTGGGTTTTATGCTACCGGGGACGTATTCTCGTTTAGAGTTCCTGACTCTAATCAGGTGACTTACTGGATCAACGTGAGAGCAGAATGTGACTGCTTGCGTGGTGGGGACAGCCACGAGCTCTATCTGCTCCGAACGAAGGAGATTGTTGACGCAGACAACCTCATCGACCCTGACTACGGCGCCATCCTTAAGGAGAAAGACAGCGAGGCTATCGTTTACGCAATGTTTGACGGCCGCACATTTGCGGCCCAGTTTCGAGATTTAAAGCCGGTTAAATTCAAGACATTGAGGAAAGACTACGTACGCGTCGGCAGGTTGCTACCTCCATTCGTGACGCGTTTACAACAACGTTACGCTGCCTATATTCAAAGGCCAGGTTTGCCTCGGATCCCACCGGCTCTTAAGCGCACGGGCGGCGCAGGAGGATAGCAGAAATTCCATCGAGACTTCTCGCGCCGAACCCCACTATACCGAAGGTGAGACTAAAATTCTGGCCGGCTCTGAAGCGATTGTACTCTAGCAACTGACGCGCCACGATCCAGTGGAGGGACCGGCTTAGGCCTCTGGAAAATGAAGGGAGGACGTGCGTTCCGCTGGGCCAGACTGTTCAACGCGCTATAGGGTCGATGGCATAATACCCACCCGGCCTGGACCGCGGCGGCGGGTATCGGCTAGGCGGCTGCCCGCTCATTCCGGTGACTGGCCGACCAGTTCCAGTGAACCGCCCCGGGTTTGCCGGAGGCTCCAACTTCCAAATAGGATGGAGC